TTTTGATGATTTAAATATTGAATAAAAACATTATGTATATCACTACTTTTTGTATCTTTTGTTTGTGATTTAAGAGAAAATATCATAGGTATACTATCTTCCGTTTTATATTTATTATATCTATCATCATTTATAACTTCATATGCTGGATTTTCATCAATTTCTGTTACTAAATAATCACAAAGCCCAACACCTAATCCGTTTGTATCTAAACATAAAATTCTAGCTTTATAAGTGTTAACCATTTTTTTTATAAATAAAGCTTGTTCTAAAAAATGTGTTCCTTCAAAACTAAATATATTAACTACATTTTTTTGAAAAGTACTATCTGCTTTTAATATTGTTTTTATAATTACCAATACAGATTGTGCATTTAAAGAACCCTCTGCTCTAGCTACATCATATGCTAAAATATATTCTGCATTTTTATCTTCAGCTTTTAGTTCAGGTTTTGTTAATATCCTACATTTATTTAAATTTTCTAAATTAATTAATGAATCTTCACTACTGCCAGTCCATATAGATTCATATTCTCTTTGAAAAGCTAAAGGATTATATGTAGGTGATTCTTTTTGTTCATTTATAAAATTAATATCTAATTGTTCATGCATGCATGGCAACTCATAGCCACAACCTATATTAAATGCTGATTTTCCATTTAACATATCTGCATAAATTTCTTTCATTTTTTTAAAAGAAAAAGATTGTCTAGTTCCTGCAGTAGTACAATACCATTCTTGTTTATGTATTTCATTAGGATCATATCCTTTACAAGAAGCAAGTCTATTATTAGCCATTAAAGGAATAACTACAGAATGTAATAGATCTCCATTAAATTTTTCATTAGAAATTTCTTCAATAGCTCCACCATTACGTCTTCCACCTCTTGTAGAATCTTTTACTTGAACAACATCAAATCTACTTCCATTATGAAAAACTAATTTAGTATAATCTTTAGTAAAAGACTTATATTTAATTTCTCCTTTTAAAATAGGGAAATAACTCCATATATCTGAAATATTATCTTGTGCTATTTTAGCAGCTTGTTCTTTACCATAAGCACAAATAAATAATTTTATATTAGGTCTAAACATGCATTTTAAATACATTGCTAGTATTTCCGTAAAACTTTTTGCTGTACCTCTAGTTGCAGTAATAAAAACTCTACGATAACGCAAAAAAATTCTTAAAAATATTCTTTGATAAAAATATAAATCAATTTTACAATCATTAGATTTAATAAAATCAATAAATATATCTGGATAAGTAATCCAAAATTCACAATAATTACGCCATTCTTTTTTTATATCTTCAAAAGTTTTTTTTTGAAAATCTGTAACATTAAAATTAGGTTTATTTATTATACTATTACTATTTTTTTTTTCATCAGTTTCAAAATTAATATGATTACTCACAATTATATTACACCCACTTTAGGGGTATCTTTAGGAGGTTCAATTAATTTTGATTTTCCTACTGATTTTAATGTATAGTTTAAAAGATACATTATAGTTTTATCTACTATATCTTGTTTTTCAGTATATTCTCTTGGCTCTAAATACCCATCTTTCTCAACTTCCTCATAAATATGACTAAATGAACGCATTCCAGTTGCTTCATCTCCACCAATTGTATCAATAGGTCTAAGACCTGAAGATGTTAATAATGATTGATATTGAGTGTGTAATTTTGTAAAATTACCCATATCATCAGTTTCTAAATAATAATCTAATTTTAATTGTATCTTACATATAAAAACTAATGATTTTTTATGTTGGGGTGTTACAATAGTATGAGTAATCAACATATCTTGATAAAATTTTTCTAAATCCATAATTTGTTTTTTATTATATTTTGAACCCCATCTTGAAATCATATCAGTAGTAATTTTAAAATCATCTATAACTTGTTTTTCTATTCCACATACGTCATTATCATTAAAAATATTATTATCATTAATTGGAGCATTACTATTTTTATAACCTAAAAGTCTAAATTGAACCATATTTATATTTTTTATATAAGAACCTAAAAAATCATTTTGACTTTTTTTTGCAGAATTAAAACAACTATAAATAAACGGTCTATTAATTAATGCTAACATTTTTCTTAATGAAAATTCAGTAGGTTCTTTATCGTCATTATATTCAATCATGTCATGTAAACATTTTTTACAATAATTTACCAATCCATCTGGATTAATTTTTTCATTATAAGCTTTATAAAAATGTAATGAACTTCTTAATTTATTAGAACGACATATTGGACATTCTTTTCTATCTTTTCCATCATCAGTAACTGCCATTCTTTCACACCCTTTAATTCATTTTTAATTTAATTTTTTACATAATAAAAAAAGCCAGAAATAAATTCCTGACTTTTTCATATACATTAATAATATTTTATTTAATTAATAATCAAAAACTGTATTCACAATATCTGTAATACCCTTTTCTTTATTAATTATAAAAGTTTGATTTTTTCTTTCAGATTGTATATAACCTTTAGAGTTACTCCACCTAGACCAACCCGATATAGTAGGTGTTCTCATTATTTCTAAATATCCTTGTTTCTCATAAATCATACCTTGATGTAAATGAGCTAATATACAAATAATATGTTTACTATCAGTCCATTTATCTTTAGCTTCAGAAGTAATAATTTTTAAAGCTTCTTTAAATTTTAAATCATGAGATAAACATAATAATGTTTTACCAAATTTATAATATTTCCTAAATAGAGGAGAGGAATCAACATAAACATTAATATTATTTGAATAATGATGTTTTATTGATTGTGTTATCCCAAATGTTGTATGTAAATCATGATTAGAAGGTATTAAAACTACATCTATAGGTGCGATTTTTAATATCATATCTATCCCATTTACAATTAATTGTGTTGCTCTTTGAACTACAGTGAACCATAAATCAGAATTGTCTTGTGGCGTACCTTTGGTAGTTCCTCCAGTTAAATTATCAAAATTAATAAAATCATTACCTATACAAAATAAAATCTTTTCAAATTTTCTATATTTTAATCTATTTATTATATCATTTAACGTATCATAATATAATTTTTCAGCAATATCTAAATTATAATCATTACCATTGGAATACATATCAGATAATAAACCATAATGCAAATCTGAAATATTTATAACTAAAAGATCATTATTTATTTTATATTGTAATGGTTTGATATTTATTTTATTTTTATATTCAGATTTTAAAGAATTAAAAATTTTTAAAGCTTTTTCTTCAGTCCATATAAATTCTTTAATAGGTTTTACATTAATTTTACTGGAATACATAATAATTTTTCCATCTTGCTTACTATATACATTCCATATATTATTTTTACAACTAACTAATTCCCATTCATTGATATCAAAACCATGTGCATTTAATATATAATTATCATCTTTTGATTGTTTTTCGTTCATTTCAACTAATTTATCACTAAAAAACGAACCATCTTTATTTTTACCATTACTTTCATTATAATTTGGAGTATCTTGAATTTGTTCTTCTTTGCTTTTATCAAAATAACCATTTTTTCTTCTATATATTTTAAAATCTTGTCTTAAAGCTTCACCATTGCCATTCTTATAATTATATTGCTTAGCAAGCAAATTCCAAGACATATTTATTTCTTTATGTATCTTTTGCCAACAAACATTAATTAATTCTTTTGTTAACAACTAATCACCACTTTTCATCAATATTTGCCCTAACCAGTAGGGTAGAGGGTAGATGTAAAATTAAATATTACTTATTTACTGAAATATTTTCTTCATCTTTACTTTGTTCTATAAAAGATAACTTAAAATTTTTATATTCAAATAATTTCAATATTTCTTCAAATTTTAAAACATCAACTTTTCCATCTTTATCTTCAATATGGAATCCAATTTCATCAATATCATTTAATTTACCTTCACATTTTAATTCCTTTTTGTTAGTAGAAATTACTTTAATCATATTCCTTACATTCTCCTTAAATATTATTTATTTTTATTTCTAAGAAACTTTTGATATATAATTCTTGTAGTATAATACTTTTTATGTTTTGATTTTTTACCATATCCAGTATGAGGCAAATCTAAAAATCTACCATTTTTTTTATCACGCTCTAAAATACCACTTTCACGTAATTCTTTTGCTTGTTTACTAGTTATAAATATCAAATGTTTATTTCAACACCTTTCTTATGTTTTCTCACATAGCTGTGAGCTTATATTAGCATGTATGACAGGTTTTATATAAAAAGCAATATACTTTTACATTTACTATATAAAACCGCCCAAACAGTCTAATATCTTAATAAATTATTATATTAATTATTATTAATATTTTTTAATTAAATCATTATCAATTTGATTAATATCCATATCATAAAAATATAATTTATCATTTTGAGATAATACTAAAATCTTATCTTGAATACATTGATTATCTGAATCACATTTATATTGAACCAAACTAAAATCAATTTGATATTTAACATCCTCATATATAAAAACATTTTCTGTATCTATATGACACCAATCAAAAGAATAGGGGAGAGAAGTATCTATAATTCCTGATGTTTTAGCTTCAAGAATATATAAATTATTAAATTTATATGTTTTAGTATATTTCCATTTACGAATTTGTTTTTCATATTTATTTTTTAATTGTTTCATTTTTTGTCTATTTCTGTCTTCAGAATTTAAAACAACAAAACCTTTAGCATTATTGTAACATGATACAACTTCAAGCTTATCAATTTTTTTTTGATCATAACGAGTTAATATAAAATTATTTTTCATACCCTCAACTAATAAATAAGATGTAAAAACATCTAAAATAATTGCTGGCTTATCCATTAAAATATCTTTAGTGGTTTTTTGAAAATTTTTAGTAACCCATTGATAATTAATATCTTCTAATAAAGACATATTGTTATTAGGATTAATTATTTTAAATAATTCATTTAATACTTGTAATTTTTCATTGAAAGAATAAAATTCATTTTTAATAATTATATATAAATCTTTTTTAAATTTATCACCAATCCATTTTATTTTAAATCCTTCTTTTTTTAATTCTCGTATGTACTTTTTTCTTTCAATAATATTTAAATGTTCAATATCTTTTTTTTGATATGTTCTTTCTTTATATGATAATTTATATTTAATATTATATATATCAATTGTATAATCACTATATGTAGTTTTTATCTTGTTCAATATATACCTCCTATGGTATTATATATTACCCTCTATATTATAAGTGTAAAAAAAACGTGTTTTATATAGTTTTTTCTGTCACTTCTCGCAATTCTTGCATTTATTATAAAATCCATCACCTTTTTGGTCAGAACGAACCCTATAAAATTCATCAGTCATAGGTAACCATTCTTTACTTTTAGAACATCGTTTATACTTAGTTGGAACTTTAACTATATTCCAATATGCATATTCATATTTCCAATTATCATTTACTGTTTTTAAAATTCTTTCACAAATAGAATTTATAACTCCTTTAACACTTGGTAAAGTTATATTTAATTCTTTAGCAATTTCACTTTCTGTATACTCATTCATATACAAATCTAATATTTC